GAGTAGGTTTAGGGATGTGCATTGTGTCACCCTTCTTACCAGTCATAGGCATTTTTTGCACTAAGTTAGCAAGAACAAGTGATTTTTTATATGCCGCTAATACTTCATCAGACCATAATTCTGGGATAAAAGTAGAAGCGTTCGCTTTAGTTACAGTGTTACCTGTAGATGGAGTTAAGTTAGCCATTTAAGTTTCCTTAATAATATTAAAAGTTATTTGACCCTACCTTCCGAATACGCTTGTCGTATCTCAGAGGCCAACGCTTGATAACGCTGTGGGTCTTTAGTCATTAGTTCTACAATGTCTGCACGTCTGTAGACTTTCTTTCTGTTAGGTTCGTTAGAGCCTTTTACGTTTCCTGTCGAGCCGTTTTTAACTGACTGCTTACGAGCCTGGGTTTCAGTTTTGTAGGTGTCATTCACAATAGACTGACGTTCCTTCCAAAGACTGAATAACTCATCAGCACTGTCGAAGTCATAAGCATCTGCTCGACGTAAGAGTTCTGTACGTACCTTAGACTTACCTACCCATTCAATAAAACCCTGGTCAGCTACAATCTGTGTGTAATCCGGATGACTTGCCTTTAGTTTTGCAACGGTCTGTTGTTGCGCTAGTTCAGCGGCCATCTGTTGACTTTGTTTTACTGAGGGGTGATTCTCTAGCATCTTCGAGATAGCCTCTTTAGGGTTCTCAAAGAAATCTAAATCCTCAATGTCTTCAGTTTGTGCAGGGGCTTGTTGTTGTTGTGCAACAGTTTGTGTCTGGATAAAGTCATCAACGACCTTACGTAATTCACCTACTTCAGAAGACTGCTTGCCTAAAAGCTTCTCAGCGTTTTGGTGCATTGCGATAATATCCTTGACGTCTTTACCTCGGTATTTGTCAGGAATGTCATCTTCTTCTTCTTGTGTTTCTACTGCTTCAGGTTCAGCCTGAGTTTCCTCAGCCTCTACGTAATCATTGTAACCATTCTTCTGAGGTTGCTCCTCGGGAGTCTCATCAAAGGTTGCAAAAGTTTCTTCGTTGTAGTCTTCAGGACGACTGTCTTGATTTGCCATATTGTATCTCCGTACTTTAATAAGTATTGTGGAAGTTAAATGTCTAAGTCTCTAGCCCACGAGATTAATTAGACGATGTTAAGCTATCGTGACCTTGAGTAATAAAGTCCTCAAAGTTTAATAGCATTCGTATGATGGAAAGTTCGCCTTGTATTTTGTAAAGGTCTTTCTCATCTTTTAAATGACTTATATCGTAAGCCCCTTCGCGGACCTCTAGCTCTTCTATGAACTGAGCCCATCCAGGACTTCCAAATAAGTCAAAGAAATTATTATAGTATTTTTCTTCTTCCTGTGTCACGTTATCCCCCTAGGCGTAACAAGTGAATTACTTATGTCCCTATTATAACATATTTTGACGTCCTTGTCAAGTGTTTTCTTATGTTATTCGCCCTGTAAGCCTTCAGGAGGCATTTGAGGCATCTGAGGCTCCTGTGGTACCTCTTGAGTCATTCGTGGCATCTCAGGAGCTTCTGGAGCTTTTTGCTTAATGTCAGCATCTTGACGTTGTTTCTTAAGTGTCAATTCAGCTAACTTCATGCGTTTCTCAAACTCTTTATCGTCAGCGTCCCCTTTCTCAAGGTTTGTACTGACAGCCTTGATACGTTGTGTCTCAGCATTATACTGTTCAACCTGAGCTTCCACTTGGTACTTAGCCGCTCGAGCATTTGCTTCAGCCGCCTGGGCTTGTAATGCTGATGCTGTAGCTTGTTCCTTAGCCATTTGTAACTGTAGTTGCTGTTGTTGTATCTGTTGTTGCATCTGAGCCATCTGCTGTTGCTCTGGAGTTTGCTGTTGTGCTTGACGCATTCTAGCAATCATTTCCTCACGATTAGACAGATTCATGTTCTCTACGATAGACTCAATTAACATTGGGTACGTAGGGCTGTCAGCAGGCATAGTCTGTAACAACTGTACTAACTGTGTCACTTCGTACTCACGAGCAATGATACCTAGGCTAGACGTAGGTACAAACTTAAAGTCTTTAGCAGGGTACAACTCAGGGTTATACTGCATGTAACGCCAAGCTGTCTTTTGCACCATAGGTAACAAGAACATCTCTTGGAAGTTAATCAAGGTGCGCTTGTGGCGCTTTATGATGGCACCTAGTGACATACTGATACCTGCGGCAGTAGCTTCTCCGTTAACGCCTCCTGAGACGCCTGTGGAGTCCACAGCGCCTGTTGCCTGCTGTACCATCTGTTCTAACTGGCCTGCCTGAGCAAAGGTAACCTGACCGACCTGACCAAAGTTAAAAGGCTGTAGGATTTCAGCAGGATTACCATTTGTCAAGAACATTTTACCAGGGCGTATCTCAGGTTTCATGCCCCGAGGTAAGCGTGACGCATCAATAGCCATCATTGGATGTATCGTTAGTGCTAAGGCATCAATACGTGCTCGTAGCTCTGTGTCAAGTGCTTTCTGTGAGTTATAACCTTTTTCACAAACGCCACGGCCCCAGAAGCGATTAGGCACAACGTCCCAAGGGAAAGACACGATAGGGCGGTCCTGCATCATGTAAGGGTTTTCTTCAGCTTTAAGTAACACACCGTTGCCTATGATGACAATAGCCTCTACATATTCACTTTCTTGTTTTTCTTCGTCATCCGAAAGGCTGACAACCTCTTCGTCTTCGTCCACCATGGCATTATTTAGCAATGCACGAGGAACTAAACCATAGTACTTAGTTAGACGTACTTTGTCTTCAGGGTAGTGGGATAGCTCACGGTCAGGCTCTAGGTCGCTATTAGTGTACGCTTCACCAATGTCTTCATCACGGTAAACACCTTGTTCCTGCATCTGTGTAACTTGGTGCGTAGGGACAAACTGGTCCACAGCACAACCTAAGGCATCCTCTACAGATGTAGCCACAGGGTCAATCAGGAAGTTCTGAGGAAGCACAGGGTTTAGTTTGACAACAAAGCGGTCCTGTATCTCGACACCTACAGCGTCCATGGCGCCTTCCATAATAGGTTGAGTCGCAGGCCTCATTTCCTTGACTTCCTCGATGACTAGCTCACCGATACCCGTACCGTAGATAGCACCGTTAAGGATACACTCAGCGACAGTCTTACGTGTCTTAGTAAAGCCGAAGTCTTCCTGTAGTTGCTCACGGATACGTTGGATGTCCATAGGGTCCTGGTCCGCTATGTCATCACGAATGTCAAACCATTTGCCACGTCCAAAGGTAGCTTCCTCTACTTCCGCTACACTGGACTCTACAGCCTGTTGTAACGCAGGAGCTATAAGCTTAGAACGCTCAGAGTCACGCAGGGTGTCTGAGCCGTCCCAAATACCACGCCATAGGCGGAAGTATTCCTCGTGTTTAGATTCGTAGTTGGACTCGTAATGGTCACGCCACTCCTCACATTTATTTAGTACCCAACTTTCTAGGGTTTGTTCGATCATAAAATCTTCGTAGTTTGACATTTTAATATCCTGTTAGTTCGTCCAACGGTTCGTATTCTTCTTCAAGGTCCAGTAGGTCAATATGGTAAGCCACTTTAGCTAACTGGTCGATGTATGCTAGTGAATCAATTAAGTCATCATGGACTAAGTGATTAGGGAACTGAAAGAGTTCATCAAGAAACCTGTGGTTCCATTCCCCTTTGTTTAATGTAATCTGTCCGTTCTCAAACCTCCCCTGGAGTGCCCAGACAATCCTGTCGATTTTCTTCTGGTTACCGTGGGTTAGTTCTTCTATTCTAAAGTATCTGCTATAGCGCCTCATCATGTCAGTCAATGGTGACATAACGGCTTGCTTGGCAATTCCTCGTTCAATACCAACGGCCGTGGGTCTATACTTATCGACAGCCTTAAAGATAGTACTAGCAGTTTCCTCTAGCGTCCACCTACCATAGATAATCTCTTTTATCCACCAACCGTTCTCATTAACCTTTACGACACTGATGGCCGTGTTATCGAGACGTTTGTTTTTCTTACTGGTTGACGTAGGGTCCGTGAATCCTGCTAAATCTATTGCTATATAGTAGTCACCTATGTCCGGCTCGTCACTATCGAACTCCACCCATTCTTCTTTAAATATCTCAGAGCCCATAGCTTCAAAGGACGCCATGAATTCCTGTCGGAATGCAAAGGATGACATACTCTTCTTAGCGAGGTCTATTTCCTCAGGGTCTAGGGTTTCATTATTGTATGACGTAAAGTGCCATGACTCATAACTCTCGTCCTCGCCTTTGTCGGCATAGACGTATAGGTCATAAAAGTGGTTACGGCCTTTAGGGGTTCCAATGAACAAGCAGTTACCCTTTTGGTCAGCTAGTGCAGGTCGTAGGATTTCCTCAAATACCGACGGTTTCATATCGGCATACTCATCGAGCACTAGGAACTTAAGACTAACACCACGCATCGTATCGGGTCTATCGGCGCCTTTTAAACTTATGACCGCCCCGTTAACCAATGTAATCTGCATGTTATTAATGTGGGACGTTTTGATGACTGGGTGTGCCAGTTCTATAAGGAGTGACCACATGATGTCACGAGCCTGACCCTGTGTAGGCGCTACGTAAAAGACATGACCACGGTCAGCCTGTAGGGCGTTCACAATGAGCATCCAGGCGGCTAATCTTGACTTACCACAACGACGACCTGCGGCCACTACTTTGAAGCGTGAGGTGTCCTTCCAGACCTCCTTTTGCCATTCTAATAGTTTAATATCTAGTTGCATTATAGGTCCGCCTCTGACATCAACTTGAATAGCTCAGGACCTCTACGGCCCACCTGGGTGTACCACCGGCTATCCTTCATCTCATCGGCCGCCCTTAGGTAATTCTTTTGAGCTATGGCCTGCTTCATTTTGACAAACTTATTTAGCCTTGGATAGCCTAAGTTAAACGACATGTTAACTAGGACTCTTATGACGTCCTGTGGGTGTTCATTGAGGTCACCGAAGATTCTCTTAGCGTCGTCTATGGCTATTCTTAAGTCATTCTCAAAGTACTTATCGATAGCTTCCTTAGACACCCCTTGACCTACTTTAAGTAAATACTCAGGCTCTGATTGACGTATCAAATGACCTATACCCATAGTCTTATAACCAAGGTGGTCTAGGTAGACATAAGGGACATTACCCTCATGACGTTCTATGTCTTCCTTAATCCTTTGTAGGGTCGTTAATCTCAACTGGTTCAAACTCGGCCTCCACTGGTTCATTGTTTTCCTGGGGTGGGGTACTAATGTCAGCCCCAACACCTGAGATATTAATCTGAATAGCATTACGTGCATTCCCTGAGTTCACTTCTTTTTCAAATGCAGACACAGGTAACATACGGTCCATCACAAGTTTCCAAGCGGCCGCCTGGTTCTTATGTTCATTGTCCAAAGCAGCATCCATAATTGTATTAAGGACTTTGACTGACTTAGGTGACGCAAGCATCCGAGCTTTATACTCATTGATAATAGCGGCATCACCCTTAGGACGACCACGAGCAACACGGTTCCCAGGTTTCTTAGCGGTGACAGCAGTTTTAGGAGGACGACCCCTTTTCTTCTTAGGGGTTTCCTGAGTAGCCTCAGGCTCTTTGTTTGACATATTAATAATTCCTTAATGATTATCTAAGTAGTCTTAGGTCTTCTTAAGAATTCCTAGGCCGGCG